TAGTAGAGTAAGAGGTGGTATTGGAATGGCATATGATCAGTAATGGAGATATTTGAAAACATACCAACCTATGACAATGGAACTTGGACTGTTACAGACTTTTCTTCAAGAGAAGAGTTTGCCAAGTTTGTAAGAGATATTTTTGATGAACCCGGTAAATATAATTTTGATGAAACTAGCTTATTATTTAATTCTGAATCAAGAAAGTTCAGAGAAAATGGATATTACTGCGACTCTCCCTTTAAGTCCAAAGACTTCATCAATTACTGGGATGACCAAAAGCTTAGATGTAGAAGAGGAGTTATCTATAAATCAGGAGAAAGAACTTGGTATCTTACAAGAGATTACTACATGTGGCTTAATTTCTTACCAATATTTGATAAGGAGCAACAAATTTTTGACTTTGCTAAAATCAGGGATGCCCAGTATCACATGGCCCTCTATGAACTATTGGCAGAGCTCAACTTTAAGCATGTAGCTATTCTTAAAAAACGTCAGATAGCCTCTTCTTATTTTCACATGGCTAAGCTATTAAATCAAATTTGGTTTGAGGCTGGGGTTACTCTGAAGATAGGAGCAAGTCTAAAAGACTATATAAATGAGAAAGGTTCATGGAAGTTCTTAGATGAATATGCTGCTTTCTTAAATGAGCATACTGCATGGTATAGACCAATGACTCCACATAAAGTAATGATGTGGCAACAGAAGATTGAAGTAAGGAAAGGGGATAGAAAGAATGAAGTTGGTCTCAAAGGTACAATGCAAGGTATGTCATTTGAGAAAGATCCAACAAATGGTGTAGGGGGTCCGGTAAAGTTCTTCTTTCATGAGGAAGCTGGTATTGCACCAAAGATGGATCAAACATATGAGTATATGAGACCAGCAATGAGATCTGGTTTAATTACTACAGGTATGTTTATAGCTGCAGGATCTGTGGGGGATTTATCTCAGTGTAATCCACTTAAGGATATGATCTTAAATCCTACATCTAAAGATATCTATGCAGTAGAAACAAATCTTATTGATAAGAATAATACAGAAGGTCTCTCAGGTTTGTTTATTCCTGAGCAATGGTCTATGCCTCCACATATAGATCCATATGGTAATTCACTTGTAGAAAATGCATTAGAAGCATTAGATAAACAATTTGAAGAATGGAAGAAAGATTTATCTCCTGAAGATTACCAGTTAAGGATATCTCAGCACCCTAGAAATATTGAAGAAGCATTTGCTCACAGATCTGTATCTATATTCCCACCACATCTTGTTGCAGCACAACAAAGAAGAATAGATGAGAAAGAATATGCTTATGAATTTCTAGATATATTCTATGATGAGAATGGGAAACCTAAAGTAAAGGAAACTAATAAGTTACCAATTATGCAATTCCCTGTGTCTAAGAAACTAGAAGATAAAACAGGAACCCTTGTTGTATGGGAAAGACCAATTAAGGATCCAACCTTTGGACAATACTATGCATCCATTGACCCCGTGTCAGAAGGAAAGACAACTACCTCAGAATCATTGTGTTCCATATATATAATGAAAGCTCCAGTAGAAGTAACTAAAGTTACTGGTCCTGAAACAGAAACATATATAGAACAAGATAGAATAGTAGCTGCTTGGTGTGGTAGATTTGATGATATCAATAAAACACACCAGAGATTAGAGCTAATAATAGAATGGTATAATGCATGGGCACTTATAGAAAGTAACGTGTCTTTGTTTATACAATACATGATATCTAGAAAGAAGCAAAGATATCTTGTACCAAAAGGTCAGATTATGTTCTTAAAAGACTTAGGGGCAAACACTAACGTTTACCAGGAGTATGGTTGGAGAAACACCGGTACATTATTTAAAGGACATTTATTAAGTTATGCTATTGAATACTGTAAGGAAGAGTTAGATGTAGAAACAAAATCTGATGGTACAATAGTAAGAACTAAGTATGGAATAGAAAGAATTCCTGACCCCATGTTAATTAAAGAAATGCAAGAATATGCAGATGGAGTTAACGTGGATAGACTTGTAGCATTTACAGCATTAGTTGCATTCATGAGAATACAACAATCTAATAGAGGTTATGCAAAGAGAACTGTTATGGATGATGCTGCTAAAAACTTGCAAAAGTCAGAAAATTTGTTTAAATTAAATAGTAGTCCATTTAGGCATATGGGTAACAACGGTAGATTAACAAATGGTTCAGTATTTAAAAAATCACCATTTAAAAATATAAAGTAACTATGCAAGTATATAACGCATTACAGTTAAAGAAAGGTGCTAAGGTAGATCAAAACAGGATGGGTAGTGTTACCCAGCCTTTGCAGTTTTTATCTAAAAAAGATAAAGATGAAGAATGGGCTGCTTGGAACTTAGACTGGTTAGAATGGAATGGTCTTAAGCAAATCAGAAGAAATGCTAGAAGACTAATGAAAAACTATAAGCTTGCAAAAGGTATTATAGATAGAACAGATTATATCATTGAAGAGAATAATGAATATAAAGACATTGTAGAATTACTTACAAGAGAAGAAGCTACAGCATTAGAGTTAAAGTTCTACCCTATTATCCCAAATGTTATTAATGTTCTTGTATCTGAATTTGCTAAGAGATCAACCAAACTTACATATAGAGCAGTAGATGAGTTTTCATATAATGAGATGCTAGAAGAAAAAAGAAAGATGGTTGAAGAAACTCTTCTAGCAGATGCTCAAATGAAAATTGTTACTGCATTATTAGAGCAAGGATTAGATCCAAATTCTGAAGAGGCACAGCAACAAACATCTCCAGAAAATCTTAAAACACTTCCTGAGATAGAAGCTTTCTTTAAGAAAGATTATAGATCAATGATAGAGCAATGGGCTTCTCACCAACATAGAGTAGATGTTGAGAAGTTTAAGATGGATGAGCTTGAAGAAAGAGCATTTAGAGATATGCTTATTACAGATAGAGAGTTCTGGCATTTTAATATGTTAGAAGATGACTATGAAGTAGAACTATGGAATCCAGTAGTTACTTTCTATCACAAGTCTCCAGATGCTAGATATATTTCTCAAGGAAACTGGGTAGGTAAAATAGACATGTTTACAGTATCTGATGTAATAGATAAGTTTGGATATATAATGAGTGAGGAGCAGTTAAAAGCTCTTGAAGCAGTATATCCTATTAGATCAGGTGGTTATATAGTTGGTGGTTATCAAAATGACGGTACATATTATGATGGAACAAAATCTCATGAGTGGAATGTTAATATGCCTTCTCTTGCATATAGACAATATACTACAGCTAGAGCAAATTCAATTACTGATGGTGGTGATATTATAAATCAGATACTATCACAGGGAGAAGATTACTTTGATCAAGGTACAGCATACTTACTTAGAGTAACCCAAGCATATTGGAAGTCTCAAAGAAAAGTAGGTCACCTTACTAAAATAACTGAAGATGGTCAAGTTACTAATGAAGTAGTAACAGAAGACTACCAAGTTACAGATAAGCCAATCTATGATACTAGATTATTTAAGAATAAGACAAAAGATAATTTAGCATTTGGTGAACACATAGACTGGATCTGGATTAATGAAGTATGGGGTGGCATTAAGATTGGACCAAACATTCCATCTTTCTGGGGTATGAATAATCCTGGTGGATTCTCACCTATCTATATTGGTATCCAGAGAAACAAAATTGGCCCATTAAGATTCCAATTCAAAGGAGATCAAAGCTTGTATGGATGTAAGCTTCCTGTAGAAGGAGCAGTATTCTCAGATAGAAATACTAAGTCTACAGCTTTAATAGACTTAATGAAACCATACCAGATTGGATATAACATTGTAAATAATCAGATAGCAGATATCTTAGTAGATGAGCTTGGTACTATTATCATGTTAGACCAGAATACTTTACCTAAACATTCACTTGGTGAAGACTGGGGTAAAGGTAACTATGCTAAGGCTTATGTAGCAATGAAGAATTTCCAGATGTTACCATTAGATACATCTATTGCTAATACAGAAAATGCTCTTAACTTCCAACACTTCCAAAAACTAGATCTATCTCAGACAGAAAGATTAATGTCAAGGATTCAGTTGGCTAATCACTTTAAGCAACAAGCTTATGAAGTAATTGGTGTTAATGCTCAAAGAATGGGTCAGCAGTTATCACAAATGACAGCTACCGGTATTGAGCAAGCAACTTCTTCATCATATGCACAGACAGAAGTATTCTTTATACAACATGCTGATTACTTAATGCCAAGAGTTCACCAAATGAGAACTGACTTGGCACAGTATTATAATGCAACTAAACCATCTGCAAGATTAACATATACTACATCAGCAGATGAAAAAGTTAATTTTCAAATTAATGGTACAGATCTTTTGATGAGAGATCTTAATATATTCTGTAGTACTACTGCAAACCATAGAGCTGTTCTTGAACAGTTAAAACAAATGGCAATGCAAAATAATACCACAGGGGCATCTATTTATGATCTAGGTAAGATTGTTCAGTCTGATTCAATTGCTGAGCTTAATAACGCTCTTAAGTCATCTGAAGATAAACAGACACAGTTGAAACAACAAGAAATGCAACAACAACAGCAAATGCAAGAACAACAAACTAAATCTCAACAAGAAATTGAGAAGATGAAGATTGATGCTCAAGCTGCTGAGAAAGAAAAAGATAGACAAAGAGATATCTTGGTTGCTGAAATTAGAGCTGCTGGATATGGATCTATGGCTGATGTTAATAAGAATGAGATGTCAGACTATGCAGATCAAATGAAAGAGATTAGATCTTCTGAACAATATCAAGAACAAACTAGCTTGCAAAGAGAAAAGCAGGTTAATGAGAATATGAGACAGTCTCAAAAGATGGATATTGAAAGGGAAAAACTTCAAGCACAAAAAGAAATAGCAGATAAACAGCTACAGATAGCAAGAGAAAATAAGAATAAATTTGATAGTAAGAATAAGAATAAAGAAAAAGAATAAGCACTTAGCCATATAGTGCAAAAAATAAATATTCTTATTATAAATTTTTCAAGTTTATTGCTTATATTAAATTATAAACAAAACCAACAAACATGGAAGAATTAGACAAAGTACTTGGTGAAGACCAAGTGCAAGCTACCACAAAGGTAGAACAGATAGATGTAAACATTGATGAGATGTTTGGAATGCCAGGAGCAGAGAATGTAATGCTCCCAGCAGATGAAGAAAAACCTAAGTCTATGTTCTCTAAAGAGAATGTAGACACATCGTTCCTTGACAAGCCTACTTCTAAAGAAGAAGTAGCAAAGAAAGAAGAAGTAGAAGAAACTATTGCTGAGTTAGATAGTTTAATTACTCAAGAAGAAGATGCTGGTAACAAAGGCAGACCAAAGGTTGATAAATCAGGTCTAGCAGAGTTAGCATCTAAAATGATTGAGGAAGGATCTTTAGTACCTTTTGATGATGACAAACCATTAGAGGAGTATACTACAAAAGATTTCCGTGAACTATTTGAAGCAAACTTCCAAGAAAGAGAAAATGCAGTTAGAGAGAATACTCCAAAAGAGTTCTTTAATGCATTACCAGAAGAACTTCAGTATGCTGCTAAATATGTAGCAGATGGTGGTACAGATCTTAAGGGTCTATTTAGAACTCTTGCTCATGTAGAGGAGATGAGAGAGTTAGATCCAAATGATGAATATGACCAGGAAGAAATTGCAAGACAATACTTGTTTACTACAAACTTTGGAACTCCAGAAGAAATTGAAGAAGAAATTAATGACTGGAAAGATATGGATAAGCTTGGTCAAAAAGCTAATCAGTTTAAACCAAAGTTAGATAGAATGCAAGAAGAGATTGTTGCTAGACAACTTGCAGAGCAAGAAGTAAAGAAACAACAACAAGAGCAAGCTGCTAGACAATACACAGATAATGTATATGGAACTTTAGCAAATGGTGAAATTGGTGGAATTAAACTTGATAGAAAAGTACAAAGTATGTTATACTCAGGATTAGTTCAACCTAACTACCCTTCTATTTCTGGTAAACAAACTAACTTACTTGGACACTTATTAGAGAAGTATCAGTTTGTAGAACCAAGACATGATCTTATTGCAGAAGCACTTTGGTTACTTGCAGATCCAGATGGATATAAATCTAAAATTAAGGATCAAGGAACTAAACAAGCTGTAGAGAAAACAGTAAGACAATTAAAGACAGAACAGTCAAGAAAGATCACATCTTCTGTAAATGATGACAGAGAGTATGATGCTAAGACTAGAACTAGTAAACCACAAAAAACCATCTCAAGAACTAATATGTTCAAGAGATTTTAATTAAGTAACAAATAAAACAAATATAAAAATGGCAACTCCAATTTTAAACAATGGGATATTCCTAAGAGATACAGCCTACCAAGCTTCATCGCATGTAGACTCTTATCACTTAGTGAATATGTTAAAAGATGCTGAACCTATGGATTTAGGTCCAGTTGATTTATGGGCTATGGCTCAGAAAGTAGAAATGCCGCTTTACCAGCTTTCTAGCTTTGGTGGCAAAAATGTAATTATGGTTGACAATGCTCGTGGAGAGTACAAGTGGCAGACTCCAGTCTCTACAGATCTTCCATATGTAATTGAAGATATTGAACCACTAAATGCTTTTAAAGGTGTTGATGGTACAACCTTCAAAATTAAAATTAGCCGCAGAGAGTTTGGACATGGTGATATCATCACTTATGACAAATACAATGGTGTGGAAATGTATATTACAGATGAGGATATCTTTCCATTAGGTGATGGTTTTGTCTATACTGTTCAACTTGTAAACAATGACAACACTAAATATTTGGATAACAAGTATTTGGCTAATGGTACAAGATTATTCAGAAAAGGTTCTGCAAGAGGTGAGTATGGTGAGAGATTCTCTGATATCATCACTCAAGCAGGTTTCCGTGAATACTATAACTTTGTTGGTGGTGCAGAAGCTCACGTACATTATTCTATCTCTTCTAGAGCAGACTTAATGATCAAAGGTGGTATGAATGCAGATGGTACAGTTCCTGTAACTGAGATCTGGAGAACATTTGATAAAAACACTTTAGACCCATCAATCACATCTTTAGAGGATATGGTTAAAGTTATGGGTAAAGATGCTGTTAAGAAAGCATTTGATAACGGAGATTTGTCTAGAACTTTCTTGACAAACATGGAAGCAGCTCACCTTTCTAAAATTGCAACTGACATTGAGACTTACTTAATGTGGGGACAAGGAGGTAAAGTTAAGCAAGATGGTCCAGATGATATCAGATTATCTGTTGGACTTTGGCAACAATTGAACAATGCGTTCAAAAGAGTATACAACAAAAATAACTTTACTCTTGACTTATTCCGTGGAGAAATCTATAACTTCTTCAATGGTAAGGTTGAGTTCCAAGGACCAGATCCAAAAAGATCTCTTATTGTACAAACTGGTATGGGTGGTATGCGTATGGTTAATGAGGCCATTAAGCAAGAAGCTATCTCTTCAGGTTTGTTAATTCAGGCTGCTGATATAGGTGCTATCACTGGTAAAGGTATGGACTTGAACTTTGGATTTGCTTATACTTCATATGTAATTCCATTCTTGGCAAATGTTAAGTTTGTTCTTAACCCAGCATTTGACAATGTTCATACAAATGATATTGAGAACCCAATCATTGATGGTTTCCCATTATCTTCTTACAGCTTTATTATCTTTGATATCACAGATAACACTAATGATAACATCTTTATGTTGAAACTTTCTTGGGATAACCAATTGAAGTGGTGGTATCAAAATGGTACTATGGACTACATGGGTAGAACTCAAGGGTTCCAGTCTTCTGGACAATTCAACGGGTACCGTGTGATGATGTCTCAAACAATGCCAGCTATTTGGGTTAAAGATCCAACTAAAGTCTTGAAAATTGTTATGAGAAACCCAATCACTGGAGGCTCTCTATAATAGATCAAAGTATGAGAGGGAGTGTAATAGCTCCCTCTTTTTACTTATTTTTAAATTTTAAAACCAACAAAAAATGGAAACTACAGGATTTACAATGGTGGAAATTAATAAGGCTGCCACCAGCAGAAAAACAGCCATAGCTATTAGAACGTTCTTTGATAGTAATTCTTCTAACATGGGATTAGAGAATTACCAACAGGTATTATTTGATGGTGTTAAGCACCATGAGCAGTTAGCTTGCTTAGAGGTTAATGGAGTAATTAGATATATCACAGGTTTAAATGAATTTGCACCTGAGATTAGAGTTTTGCCTACAGACCAAAAAGAAGCTAAGGTTAGAGAAATCAGAACAGCAGTTGCTGAGCTAGAAAGAGAACTAGCAGCAAATGTTGTAGATATTGAAGACAAAGAATTTTGGAATAAAGTAAAATTACTTAATCCAAATAATAAAGACTTCTGGAATAAGATAGATTTAAAATGTGGTAATGAGCCAGTTTATCTTGATCCAAAAGATCCTTTTGATAGAATTAAAATTTATGCTATTGAAGCTGGAGGATTTTCAATTGTAGCAAAGAGCTATGAAGATGCAAGATCAAAAGCTAAACCGCCTAAGTTTTATTTAGATAAAGAAGAAGAAACTGTAATGATCAGAACTGAGTACAAGAAAATGCGTAATAAAGCACTTTCTGAATTACAGAAGTTATTTGATAAGAACAGTACAAAACTATTCTATGTTGCTAAAGTAGTAGATATTAATAGCACACAGTATAGAAAACATACACCAAATGATGTCATTTATGAGAACATGGATATGTACATAAATGGTGAAGGAGGAGAAAGCAACAAAGAAAGAGCAGCTAAATCTTTCATGGATGCAGTAAATATGGATATGGAGACACTAAAAATTAAATCAGTTGTTAGAGATTCCGTATTTTTTAAGTATATTATTAATAAGGCAGATGGTCATATTTATCATGCTAAGTCAAATAGCTTACTTGGTAGAAATGTAGCTGATGTTGTAGAGTACTTAAAGAACCCACTTAATGAGGATGTTCTTAAGGATCTTACAGCTTCTGTTGAGAAATTATGGAATAGTTAAAATTAAAATAAAATGGCCAAAAAAAAATCTAATGCCGGAAATGCTTATATATTAAGCCAACTAAATTCTTATAAAGGTTTTAGTATGCCAAAAGTAAATGTAAAAGCAAAACCTAAAGCTGATGCATCTAAGAAAAAGGTGGAACCTAAGAAAAAGGTTGAAAATAAAAAATCTGGACCATCTTTATATGATACAACAGTTAAAGATCAATATGGAAAACCAGTAGTTAATAAACCTTCTGATTCTAAGAAAAAGCCATATGGCATGGCATCTAAAACTTCAGATAAAAAGAAAGTAGTTAAAAAAGTAGAAACTAAAAAACAAACTACACCTAGTAAACCTAAAGTAACAGGTAATAGTTTTCTTGATGTAGCTACTGGTGCAAGGCCTGCAGATTATTATAGCGTTAAAACTAAACCAGCTGCACCTACTAAAAAAGTAGCTCCGGTTCAAAAACCTAAAGCTACTGTCAAAAAAGTAGAAACTAAAAAGGTGGTTACTAAAAAACCTGAAGTTAAAAAACCAGCTCCTATTAACAAAGATCTTCTTAACAAGATGACAAGAACTGGTCAAGCTTTTTATTTAGATACTAAGACTGGTAAACTTGAAAAAAATCCTGATTGGAACACTGAAGTTGGAGTAAAAAAATTAATTAAAAAAACTGAAGATTTTAAAAAAGGACAATCTAAAAAAGTAAAATCTAAAATTGAATCTTTAAAAAGACCAGAGATTAGAAAGAAAGTAACTATTCCTGAAGTTGTTGTAACGCCTCCAAAAAAATCTGAACCAACTGTATCACAGTTGTGGCAACAAAAAACTGGTACTAGTTGGTCTGAAGCTAAAAAGCAAGGATTAACTGATGGTTCAGCAAGTTCTAATATTGCTTTGATGAAGAAGTTAAAGTCTGGTGAAATAAGTAAAAGTAGTTTGTCAAAGCCAAAAACTGAGACTACTCCAACTCCAGTTACAACAACTCCTACACCTTCTCCTACACCTAAACCTACTCCATATGCTGGATCAGGAATCGGTGCAATGGAAAGAGCAGATATGGAATTTGAAGAACAAGGATTTAGAAGAGGAGGTTCAGTTAAGAAGATGCGTAAGAAGATTGCTGTTAAAAGAAAAAAATAATTTATATAAAATTAAATAAAATGAAAAAGACAAAAACTGGAACTTATGTTGGTTTAAACAATAAAGTTTCTGCATTAAAATCTGCTGGTACAAAAGGTACAAAGTCTGGAGTTAACTCTAAAGTCTCTGCATCTAAAGTAGCTAAAGGACGTTCAGGTGGTGTATCTAAAGCTCCTAAAAAAGCAAACCCATAATGCCAAAGGATTCTTGCTATCATAGTGTAAAAGCACGGTATGCCGTGTTCCCTTCAGCAAGGGCTTCTCAAGCTATTGCCAAATGCCGTAAAGGTAAAGGTCAAGTAAGAAAGACTGAGAAGGGTACAGAGCTAAAAAGATGGCAAGCAGAAAAGTGGCAGGATACTAAATCAGGAAAAGCTTGTGGTGCCGGTGGTAAAAATGAATACTGCCGGCCTACAAAAAGAGTATCTAAAGATACACCAAAAACAAAGTATGAACTAACTCCTTCTAAACTAGCTGCTAAAAAGGCAGAGAAGTCTAGAGTAGGAATGGGAAGAAGAATTAAAAATGTATAAGATGAAAGCTAAGAAACCAGTTAAAAAATTAGTTAAAGCACAAAGTGGTATTACTGTACCAGCTAGATCTAACAAAGCAGATAGGATTGCAAAAAAAATGGCTAATCCTAATACAAATTTGAATAGATGGAAAAAATTAAAAGATAAGTATGATGAAGAAATGCAACCAAAAACTTCTAAACCATCTACAAGCACATCATCTTCTACTAAACCATCTTTTTCTGATAAAGTTTCTTTAGCTGGAAAAAGAATTGATAGAAATATAACTAATAGAAAAGCTGTTAATCAATTACAAAGATCCCAAAAAGTTGTTAATTCAAATAAAGCAAAAGCCGATGCTTTATATGATAAAGCTGAGGCTACCTATAGTAAGGCAATTGATAAAAATAAAGAAGTTAATAGATTTAAAAGAGAAAAAGGTTTTGCACCAGGAGGTGATGGTACTTATTTTGGAACAAGTAACTATTCTAAACCAGGTCCTATTTTTAGTAAACAAAAAAGAGGTGGAGTTGTAAAAACTAAAAAAAGAAAATAATGGCAATTAGAAAAACAACAACTAGAAAATCAACACCAGCTAAGAAATCTTCTTCAGTTGGTATTTCTATTTTAGGTGGTAGCAAAGCAGACATGAGAAAGTGGGAAATTGAATCTGCTATGTCTACATTACAAAGAGCTGCTGAGATTCAGAAGAATGCTAAACTCATGAATGATGTAAAAAGACTTGCTGCTGAAAAAGCAAAAGAATTTAACAGCATTGCTGCTGGTAAAAAGTTTTAATCATGGCACAGGCAAAAACAAAGAAAGTAAAAGTTACTGCCGGTGGAGAAAAACATGTAGTCTATAAAAAGACTACAAAAAAAGGTGAAGGAAAGGTTGGCAATATAATGGTTAACCATCCTACCAAAGATAAAGGTCAGTGGGATACAATAGATCTTACTGCAAAAGGTAGAGCCAAGACAGTTGCGCAGGGTGTAGCTGCTACAAAGAAATGGCATAAGGACAACCCTGATTATAAATATAAAGGAAAAGGAAATGGCAAAGTCACCAGCATGGCAAAGAAAAGAAGGTAAGAACCCAACAGGAGGTCTTAATGCTAAAGGTGTGGCTAGTTATAGAGCAGCTAATCCAGGAAGTAAACTTCAGACAGCTGTAACTACTAAACCATCAAAACTAAAAGCTGGAAGCAAGGATGCTAAAAGACGTAAAAGTTTTTGTGCTAGAATGTCTGGAATGCCAGGGCCAATGAAAGATGAAAAAGGAAGACCAACTAGAAAAGCTCTTTCTTTAAGAAAGTGGAATTGTTAATTTATTATATATAATTATGAAGACTTGTAAAATGGGTTGTGGTAAGATGAAATCTGGAGGCACAATCAAAAAAGTAAAAAAGATGGCCATGGGTGGGTCAGCTACTAATAAACTAAATGCTCCTAAAGCACCTACTAAACCTATGAAAGGTGGTGGTAATACTAAAATGGGAATCTATGGTGTTCCTAATGCAGGACCTACAGGACCAAACATTCAAGGTATTAATACCATGAAGAAAGGTGGTGCTGTTAGAAAATTAGTTAAAGCTCAGAAAGGTATTTCTACTGGTGGGGATAGACCTACTAAAGAAAGTAATAGAGATAAATTTACTAAAGAAAAAGGTTATAAAGAACCTGGAATTAATTCACCAGCATACAATAAACTTTTTACCTCAACAGCAGCAAGAGATAGCGCAAACTATTACAGAAAAAAATCTGCAGAAATGTCTAATATGAGCATTAATGATAAGAACTTTGATAAAGTAATTGTAAATAATGCAAATTTAGAAAGACAATATAACAAAGGTAAAGCTGGTTATGATAAGATGGGTTATAAGAAAGACTCTGAAGGAAGATCATCTACAAGCAAATGGTATGGTTTTGATCCAAAGACTAAGAAATATACTATGGGGCCTAACAAGGGTAAAACTCATGGTCAAGTAATGAAGTCAAGAACTACTAAAAAATAATTAATCATGTGTAGCTGTAGAAATAAAGGTAAAGTAAAAAAGTAAGGTCATGGCTAAACTTAGAAAAGTATCATCAATATCTAAAGAATTTGATGGTAAAGAAGTTCAGGGAAAACTTATTACAAGATCTGGTTTACTGGGTAGTAAAATATCTAAGGAAGTTTTTAAAATGCCCGGTGGTGGAAAGCACATTGAAAAAACAAGAACTAATAAAAAAGGAGATGTAATATCTAGATCATCTAGAGATACAAAAGTAAACCCATATAAAAAAGGAGGATCAACTGATAAGAAGTGGATTCAAAAGGCAATTAATCCTGCACACAAAGGATATTGTACTCCAATGACTAAACCTACTTGTACTCCTAAAAGAAAAGCTCTTGCTATTACATTAAAGAAAATTGCTAAAAATAGATAATCATGAAACATAATAAAAAAGTAAATCCGCTTACTCACTTTAATAATCTTAAAGCTGAGGCTGTTAAAAAGGGTAATGGGCAATTAGCTAATTACAAAAAATCATTAAAAAGATTTCAAGGAGATGTAACAGGTAGTCAAGTTACTTCTGCTGCTAGTGATAGTGCTAATAAAATTAATATGAGCAATAACGTATATAATACTGGACTTGCTAATACACGTAAACTGATGGAGGAGGCTTATAAAAAGGCAGATTTGGAAGAACGTAACAACCAAGCAGTAGAAAGACTAAAAAATATAACTATCCCAACACCTGGTGTTCAAATTTCAAAACCAACTTCCCCACAAGGAGCATATGATGAATATAAGGCTTTTCAAATGAGCAAGAGTAAAAAAGGTGGATCTGTAAAAAAAATGTCTAAAGGTGGATCACTTAAACCAGTTCCTTCTGATAAGGTAGGTCTTTCTAAATTACCAACACCGGTTAGAAATAAAATGGGATACCAAAAGAAAGGTGGCTCTGTAAAAAGAAAATAAGAAATGTTAAATAGTACTATAACTGTAAAGATTAAACAACGGCTAAATAAATTAGATAGCCAAGACTATGACAACTTAGAATGTTGGCAGATAGTTGAGGCATTTAATAAAGCCCAAGTAGAGTGGTCTAGAAGACAGTTGCATGGTATTAACCTAACTAAAGAGGGTGATGAAGGATCAACCAGAAGAAAGGATGACATGCAAGTTCTTCTTAATAAAACTACTATAACTAATTTAACTGATAAGGGAGATTATTCTTTTTTAAATATTCCTCAGAATTATTTACAGTGGAAAAGAGTAGATGTATATGCTCAAAGAGATTGCTGTGATAAAAGAAGAATGGTCATCTATCTTGCTGAAGAAGGTAATGTATCTATATTACTTAGAGACAAGTTAAAGAAGCCAAGCTTTGAATGGGCAGAAACATTTGCTACTCTTATAGATGATACAATTAACATCTATACTAATGGAGAGTTTAATGTACCAGAGGTTGATTTAACTTACTACAGACAACCTAGAAAGATTGAAATCCAAGGTTGTGTAGACCCTTACACTACTCTACAATCTCCTGTAAATGTTACATGTGAGTTTAAAGATGATATAATAGAATTAATAATAGATGAAGCAGTAAGTATTATTGCTGGAGATATTGAGTCTGGAAACCAATTCTCTAGAGGTACTGATACTGCAGAACGCAACAACTAAAAAATGGAAAAACCTAGAATGTTAAAAAGAGATGCAATGACATCAGCATCTTATACAAGTGCCCCAAGTACTGGATCAGCTAATTGTGATACAATGACTGCAGCTTGTGTGTCAGAATTAATGAATGCTGCAACTAGTATTCACAAACTTCACTTAAAAGTAAAAGGAACAGGATCATATGCTGCACACAAAGCATTGAATGAATTATATGATGCACTACCTGGTCATGCAGATGATCTTGCTGAAGGATACCAAGGTGCTGCAGAAAAACTTCTTGACTACAAAGAAGCTGCTCCAAGAACTTTAAATACAGTTGAAGAAGGTATTGCTTATCTAAGAGATATGTATCAAATGATAAATGCATTACAAGCTAAGATGCCTTACTCAGAAATTGTAAATTCATTAGATACTGTAAAAGATACTATTAACTCTGGAAAGTACAAATTACTTTTCTTAAAATAATTTTGGAGTTAGGAATATTTTTACTATATTATAATATATATGTTTAACTAAAATTTAAAAAAATGGCTTATTTTAATCATGCTTTTCAAAAAGCTTTCCTTGCTACAGGAAAAAATTTAAGTAGTCAAACTATTACTAAACCTGATGGTTCTACTATTACAGGTGTAAGTACTAGTTATGGATATTTAAATACTCCTAGTGTACCAACTTATGGTCTTAATCAACTTTCTGCAACTGGTATTACCGCAAATGGTGAATACTTTGGTGGATATGTTGGTTGGTTTGATCCTAAAGATAATTTATCAGTTGCTGTTGGTGGTTCAACTGGATGTTGCCCACTTTACCTTGCAGGTTCTACTATCTATTGTAAAGACAAAATCAGTCCTTTCTTAGGTGGATACCAAGAGACTAACAAATCTAAAATTGTTAATCCTAAATATGTAAATACTATTTATGATGTTGATCCATGTCAACCATCTAATAATGTAGTACACGTAGGTTCTACTTATTCAAGTTTAGGTGGTGGTGTTTTGACTGGTACTGCTGTAGGTGGTACTGGTTATGATCCAGCTCCTTCAACTAATATTGTAGTTGGAACAACTACAGTTACTGGTACAGGTACTGGTTTAACTTTATTTATTAATATTAGTGCTGGTAATGTACCAACTGTAGTTGGTATTGCAAGTCTTGGTAAAGGTTATAAAGTTGGTGATACAGTAAATATAAATAATGGTGATACTACTCTTCCTGTAACAACACCTTGCGTATATACTATTAATAGTGTTACTCCTGCAAAACCTACAGTTATCCCTGGAACAGATTGTTGTAAAGAGTTCTTATGTGGTGAGACTTATAATCTTCGTTTAGATGTTAAAGGTTCTCCAGCATTAAGATTCTTAAATCACAATGCATACTATACTGCAACTGCTTATACAGGATGTTGTCTTCCAGGAACTATTGCTCCAACTCCAGTAGATTCTACTGAAGTAATGATCCTTTGGGCTAATGATTTATTAAGATCACCAATTGTATCTCCATTTATTCAGATTGCTATTCAAGATGAGAATGGCGTTATTTGGTATGCTCCAGGAACAAATGCTACTTTCTTAGCTGCTGAAGGTGCTAGTACTTGGGATAAATATGTATCTACAGGACACGTTGCTAACAAATGTGCAGGTTTAATCCTTAATGGTGCTTATGTAGATACTAGATTTGGAGATTGTACATTCCAAATTTCTGACTTCTATGAGAAACAACCAGTTAACTTATATGTAAGTGAAGTAGATTATAATGGTGATCCATGTGAATTTACTGGTCTTTGTGTAGTTAATGAGTGTTTAGGATCTCAAGCAATGGGTCTTGGAGAAACTGTACTTAGAGAGATGATCCTTTCTGAGTCTTACAGACAAAACTTCTTCTCTTCTGATTTCAGAATCCGGGAGATTACTCAAGGTAACCAAATTGTAAATGCTATTGACAGACAAGCATTATATTACAAAGTACATATCTTACACAGTGTTCCTAGATTTAATAATCCATCTAGTACATTTGATAATGATCAATACTTGTTAGAAGTTATCTTTACAGATGCTACTGCAGGAACTACTTTCTGGAATGCTGTTAAAGCATGGTTATCTCAAGCTGCTTGTTCAGTTTGTGAGGTTGGTGAGTATGACTGTAAATCTACTTGTTCTTCAGTTGCTTTCCCTGCGCTTCCAGCTCAGTGTGGAATCTAAGAATTAAAGGTTAATAAATAAATAAAAGGGGAGAGTGAGTTTTTTAAGCTCCTTTCCCCTTTATTTTTAAAACATAGTTATGGCAAATCATGTATTAAGTTTAGAGGTGCCTCAAGTAATGAATGAATGCATTCTTAAAATACTTGACACAAGTGTATATCAGACATTAGATCCTGCTATTCCAATAGTATGTCCTACATTGAATATTACAGTACCTGGGTTTGGTTATTCTAACCAGATAACAGGAACTGCAATGACTAATTTTGTTAATACAGGTCACATAACTTTAACTGCATGTGATTTGCAATTGCAAACTACAAACTGCGCAACAACTTATTTTAATTTACCAGACGGTATATATATTATAAAATACAGCGTGTCTCCTAATGAGACAGTATATGTGGAGTATAATCACTTAAGAGTTACAGCAGCACTAAATAAATATTACAAGATTCTTTGTGATATAGATGTTGCAGCATGTGATCCTCCATTCAAAGTAAAACAGAGACTTGAAGAACTAAGATTAATTTTTATGTATCTTCAAGCAGCAAAGTCTAAGGTAGAGTTTTGTCTTGAGCCACAGAAAGGTATGAGCTTATACAACTATGCCGTTAAGCTTTTGAATAAAATGGAATGTAGAAATTGTTAAACTAATAAAACCAATAATTATGTCAGCATGCTCTAATTGTAAAACAAGATTGTCCTGTGGATGTCAAAGAAGAACAGCTTCTAATGGTCAATCAGTATGTTCTAATTGCATAGCCAGTTATGAAGCAAAATTAAAAGGTCCTCAACCAAAAGATAATTTACAGAAATTTACTAAATAATGGCCGCACCTCCAGCATTTTATTTCAGACTAGAATCCTGTTGTACAGGGGAGATATTATATTTTCAACCACCTACTACTCTTGGTGCTCCAATATTAGCTAATGGTTATACTTTTCCTCATCAGTTTGTATATGATGCTTTTTCAACACTTGGTGATTATTATGGACTTAAGTCTGGTCAATGTTATATAGTAACCCAAATAGTTGGTGATGGTTCAGCTTATCCAACATTGGGTTCAAACTGGCTATCATACACAGGAGATGCATTTACAGATTGTTCAGTATTATTTGGTGAATGTTTAGATTGTCCTCCATGTTATTTAGTTATGACATGTGATGGTAGTTTAGCTCCATTTACAACAAATCAAGATTTGTCAGCTTATGTTGGTCAGTCAGTAGTTCTTGTTGGTTCTGATTTTCCAGAGACATGTGTGCAAGTAATTATTGCACCACCAAATGCACAATGTGATTTAGTTACAAGTCCATTAACATATGTAGAAGATTGTGTTTGTGATTGCAACTGTTATCAAGTAATTGCAAATTCTAAAAACTGTTATTATTTAGATTGTGATGGTAATTTTCAAACTACCGGACCACTAACAGGTACAATGGTAGAAATACCATGTGCCTCTACTACACCTTGGATAGTAGGTAATGCATGGCCCGAGCCTTTTTATATAAATAATATTGGAGCTTGTGTTGACGGGGAATGCCCACAACCTTGTTATAGATTAGTAGACTGTGATGGTATTCAAGATCCTATTGATACTAATAAAGATTCATTAGGACAATATGCTATACTAGGACAAGTAGTTATTATAGAAGGATACCCAGATACTTGTTGGATAGTTAATGCAGCAATAGATTGTGAGTGTGCTATAGATGTGGTTGTACTTCAAGCATATGAAGATTGTCCAACATGTAAAAATCCAAGTAAGTATAAATTAGTAAATTGTGCTGACTCAGGTACAATAGTTTATACTAGTTCAAATTTAAGTGCTTATGTTGGGCAAGTAATAATAAGAGGAGAATGTCCAGGATGTTGGTATGTAGAAGAAATAGAAAATATACCATCTGACACAATAGTAACTGTAACTATAGCATATATAGATTGTATAGAATGTGCTAGAGAATATTACCTACTTACAGATTGTACAGGATACAAAGATCCTATTATTACTTATACAGATCTTAGCCAATACTTAGGTTCTGTAATTAAGATTCAGTATTGTCCAGAAACTTGTTGGACTGTTGCTGCAACAAATACTCCTACTAATGCAGGTATAGTAATTCCAGAAGTAGAGTATATAAACTGTCCAACATGTTTACTTACATTTCCATGTGTTTGTACTACAGTAAGAAATGACAGCACTACATCTAAGATATATAGATACTATGATTGTGAAGTAGTAGTGCAAACATTTACTCTTGCACCAGGAGAAACTTCTGAAAGATTCTGTATGCGCGTGTGGGCAGATTATTATCCTGAAACAGACTACATAGAAACTTTTGGAAATTGTACGGAAACATCAACTGATATTTGGGAATGTCCAGTAATTGTTTATCCAAGAAGAAGTGTACAACCAGGATATAATACACCAGCTTGTACTATAGCAAAGTATGAAAAAATCTCATGTAAATCTGCAGAGGTTTATTATAAGCAAGTTCTTTATTTAAGATATGGCATAACAGATTGTTGTCCAGATGAAAATGATAAATGGCTTATAAAGAAAGAGCTTATAGATATGGATGCATTAAGAGATCCTAACTATGAGTGTACTGCAGTAAATTCATGTTGTCCAAATACACCATCATGTGGACAATCTTCTTGTGGATGTACTGCACTTATTCCTTGTAATTCTCAATAATAATTAGTATATTATAGATATGAAACCTATAAATTTAGATAACAGTCCATGTAGCCCAATATCAAGTAATTGCGTGATTTGGCAAGGTCCAGATATTCCATGCATTAAACTTTGTAAAGGAGATACAGTATCTGATGTTGTATACAAGCTTGGTATGGAGCTTTGTAACATCATGGATCTTTTAAATGTTAATGGTTATGACTTATCTTGTTTTGACTTAGCAAGTTGTAAACCTCAAAATATTCAGGAGTTAATTCAATTTTTAATTGAAAGAATTTGTGCATTAGAGGCAGTAGATGCTGCAGCAGCCGCAACACCAACTACATCAGGAAATCAAGCAAGATCTACAAGTGCAGATACATTAGTAACTGTTGCTTCTTGTTTTGTTGTTGGTACAACAACAGTAATGCCTGTAGCTGAATATGCTCAAGCAATGGGAACTAGAATCTGTAATATTATAGATCAGATTAATACCATTAATTTACAGATTAATGATCTAGACATTAGAGTAACTACATTAGAAACTACTCCAGCTCCTACATTTACTATCCCATCTTTTACATTAGCATGTAATGTTGATAGTTTAATATCAGGATCTACTTATGGTATTGATGTTATTCTTGAAGAATATATAAATAATGTTTGGTGTGGTTTTTATGCTACTACTGGATCAATAACAGATTTATCTAATGCTATAGCTTCTCAATGTATTCTAGGTACTGACTTTACAAAAGTTAATCCTGCTGCTACATATGCTATGCAATATCCTACTTGGATTCAACCAACTGCTACTATTGCTGATTTATTAAATAATGCTTGGATTGTATTATGTGATATCTACAATGGTTCTGTTGTTACAATAACTCCAGCAACCACAAATACAATTCAAACTATTGTAACTGGTGGACCAGCATATACTATATCTTCTAAGATTCTTGATACTGGATGGGTAGACTTAGATGGTTTTAGTTTTTATACCGGTGCTGATACAGATGCATTAAGACCAAGAGTAAGAAGAATTGGTAATGTACTGCACTTTAAAGGTCAAGTAATGATTCCTATTGATGATGGAGCAGGTGCACCATTATTATGGCAATATCAAAATGTTCCACCAATTGATACTTATTATTTATCAACTACAGTTACTCCCGCATCTGTTGGACCAGGCTCTGTTCTTGCAAGTACTTCTGGATCAATTGTATTTAATCAAGGAAATATTGTTATTCCTACAAGTGTAATGGGAGTTGCTGAATTATTAGATGACAGTTATACTAAGAACTTTACAATAGGTTACAGAAGAACTCAAATTGATAATGCTCCTGATACAAGTACTATACTAACTACTATGGGAAGTTTAAGTATTGCTAGTAATAAAACATTAGCATTTGCATTAGTTAAAAATGGAGAACAAAATATTTTCTCTGGAACAGCTGCTTATGATACTTCACATTTGAATTATATTATTTCACATGTACGCAATGGAGACTATGTTCCTAAATTTGATAATGCAAATACTAATGTAAATAGTAATGCAGCATCTGGAACTATTGGCTTAGATATGGAATATAATGCAAATCTAAGATATCAGTTTGACTGTAATGCTAATGATGAATCAAATCTTGGAGGATTTATATTTCAATTAGACGGGTTAATTGCTTATATAGATCCTTGTACTACTGATATACCAACACCAATTGTTTGTCCTTAATAAATTAAATCATGGCTCATAATACTTGTACAACTTGCGGATGCAAAAAATGTGGATGCTCAGATAATGCTCTGACTACTCCACCAGCATGTCCTACTCCAGCAGGATGCCCAACACCTTTAACATGTTCTGAAGTTTTTGATGCAGAATGTGTAGTATATACTGGAGATCCTATTCTTTGTGGTCTAGAGGTAGTTGTACCTACTAACACAAATATGGCAGAAGCACTTCAATTAATTGTTGCTTACTTCTGTTAAAAATATAAAGTTGCAGTTTGTTGGTTTCTGTAACAACGGGTAGAACCCCTGCACTCGCGGGGGTTTTGCTTTTATTACTATATTTGTTAAAGTCATTTATTTTTAGTATATTAAATAGTATAGTATGAAGGAGTTTAAGAGTCCTGATTTAACAGCACCAAGGTATAGACCAGAAGTGCATACAATTATGAACAAAGAGTTCTTTGAAAGTTTTAAAAAGAAACATCCTAAGTATAAAGACTTAGATAATGTTGAGTTAAGGAAGATTGTAAAATACTTTAACAACACACTTTATCAGACAGTAATAGATACAAGAGATGGGGTTCAATTGCCTGAACAGATTGGATGGTTGTTTATTGGAACTTGTCAAAGTCCTAAGAAACAAAACATTGATTTTGTAAAGTCAAAAAAATATGGAGTAGCAGTTAGTAATAAGAACTGGGAAACAGATGGTAAGCTTGCTAAGATATTCTTTACAAGTTATGCATTAAAACACAAAATGAAGAATAGAGAGTTTTGGGGTTTTGTTGCTTGCAGAGAATTTAAAAGAGCAGTAGCCAAAACATATCCAGAAAACTGGAATATGTACTTAGTAGTTGAACCAACAAGAAAAATAAAACTTAACAGTACTAGAAACTATTTAGCCAGCTCTGCTAAAAAACAAGAAACAGAGGGCTTAAAACATTATAATGAATTTGACCTATGACAACTATTGGTGAATCTATATCAAGAGTTAGAAATACTTTAAAAGCAGTAAAGGAAGATCCATTCTTAACTGATAGAGTAATCTATAGCTCATTAATTAAATATGGGCAGACTCTTTTAAAGAGAGAGGATAACCAGTTTAAATTAATGAAGATTAGTTCTATCTTCCAAGTACTTCCTTACATTGAACTTATAGATGTAGATAAAGTAGAAGCAGGTTGTGTAGGAGTTTACTCAGGATGTTATTTTAAAAGATCTAAAGATAAACTTCCAACAATTCTTGAAGGAACATTTGGCCCTATTATACGTACTACATCTTCAATAGATGGTAGCATAGAAATGTTTAGAACAGATCCGGGTACTTGGGTTTCTATGGTTAGAACAACAACATTTAAATATAACACAAGAAAATATTTCTGGTATCTTAATGGTTACTTATATGCACCTAACATTGATTGGGATGCTGTAAGAATGGAAGCTATATTCCAAGGAGTTACAGATCCATGTGATCCTAAACAAGAATGTGAAATAGCTCAAGATAAACCATTAACCATTCCAGAATATTTATTTTCTGAAGTAGAACAATTTGTAATCAAAGAACTATCTATGTCTATGCAGGTTCCTGCTGATGATGCAGATGATAGTCAAAACTCTCTTAGATAATGGATTTTAATTATACTCTTAGATATAGAACATTTGATCAATTGTTAGAAGATGTAACAGTTGACCTAAATACATTTGCTCTAGAAAATATGATAGAGCCTCAGCAGCTTATAAAGCTGACTAAAAAAATAAACTATGATCTTGGTTTAAGAGTAAATCAAACTAAGGAAGTTATATTAGAAGTATGTCATGGTAGAGTAAAACTACCGGATGACTTTTATGTATTTAACTTTGCATTTGTTTGCGGTAACTATGAGCAACATGTTGGTTATGGACCAATGGCATCAGGAACACATATTATGGAAGTTCCTTATCAAGAAGTACCATCTACTGTAGATGTATGTGCTCCTGCAACGGTAAACTGCAGAACATGTAATTCTAATCCATGCAATCAAACTGCAGCCTGTGATCTTAACTTTCCTATAGTAGATCCAATACCTACAGAGTATGATCCTAATAATCCTTATGGTAATACATGTATTGCTCCAAGAGTATTCATGAACTGTAAAGGAGAAAAATGGGAACTTGTTCAAGTAATGAATAATTCTGGTGCATATACTACTAGAGTATACAGAGATCTCCTTCCATTAAGAATGAAAGCAAGTCAAGAGATAGAATGTGACTGTCCAAATCTTTACTGGAATGCTGCAAACCAAGGATGGATTAAAGGAGGATTTTTATTTACCACATTTGAAACAGGAAGAGTATACTTAAACTATCAAGGACAGATGGAAGATGATAATGGAAACCTAATGGTTCCAGATCATGATCTTTTAAATGAATACTATGAGTATGCCTTGAAAGCTAGAATCTTTGAAAACTTATATTTAAATGGTGAGGATGTAGCACAGAGAATGCAACTTGTAGAACAAAGACTTAAGGCTGCAAGAAACAATGCATTGAGTGTAGTTAATACTCCAAACTTTAGAGAGCTAGAGCAAATGTGGTGGACAAATAGAAAAGCCATGTATGGTAAGTACTACAATATGTTTGAAAGTTATTCACCTAATGCAGGTTATTATAGAAATGTAACTGGTAATAGAATTATATAATGGGTAAGGAAATTCAAAACACTAGTCAAATAGTTACCAATAGTTTCTCAAAAGGTCTTAATAAAGATACTGACCCTTCATTTGTAGATTCTGGTTTGTGGACGCATGCAAGAAACATGGTCAATAATACAGATGAAGGTAAGTTAGGTACATTATCTAATGAAGATTCAAATTATCTCTGTGGTACCAGTGGTGAGACCATGCAGGGAGAAAAACACATTATTGGATTAATACATTTGTTTGCTGACAAATGGGCAGTTTTTACTGTGGCATATGTTAATGGTAAAAATGTAAACTCAGAAATAGGTTTATATGAAGAAGACTTCTGTAGATATAGACCTATAGTATCTGGTGTCTGTTTAAACTTTAGCAAGTATAATTTAATTACAGGTGCATCAAAACAAAATGGTGATTGTTCTTGGGAAGTATATTGGGCTGATGGTTTAAATGTAGATAGATATTTAAACATTGGTGATCCAAAAACTTGGCCAGATCCAGTATTAACATGGGGAGGATCAAATGCTGCTATTGCTGGATCTAATTATAATCATTATTTAGATGGCACAGGTGCTCAATCTCTTTGGCCTATTACAGCTTGGGAACAAAAGTGTACAGCAGGACCATGTATAATTTGTAATGATATAAATCAACTTGACTGTGATAAAATAAGATTAGCATCACTTGTAAAAACACCTTGTGTAGAGTTATCAATTGCCCCAGGAACAGGTACGCTTGAGAATGGAACTTACTTTGCAGTTGTTGCTTATACAATTAAAACACAAAAAGTAACAAACTATTTTTCTCCAAGTAATTTACAACCAGTATATACTGAAAGAAATTTATCTCAAGGATCATTACAAGTTAAACTAGATTTAGATACTGATAACTTTGATCAGTTTGAGCTTGTTATAGTAGCATCAATAAATGAAAATGTTATAGCAAGGAAAATTGGTTACTATTCAACTTCTCAGTCTGTTATAGTATTAGATGATATAGCACTATCACTTGAGACTGTTCCAGTAGGAAATGTTATTTTGCAAAATCCCGTATATGAAACTTCTGACCAAATGGTTAATGTTGGTCAGTACTTATTAAGAATAGCTCCAAAGTCTAAATTTGATTTTAACTATCAACCATTAGCAAACTTAATTGAAACTTATTGGGAGACTGTAGAGTATCCTGAAGACTATTACATTAAAGGTGGATCAAAGACTGGATACCTTAGAGATGAAGTATATTCATTCTTTATTAGATGGGTATATAACACAGGAGATAAATCTGCTTCTTATCATATACCTGGAAGACCAGCAGAACCATATACGTTTATTGCCCCCAATGGAAGTACACAAACATTATTGGATGATGCACCATATGGACAGAATGCTCCATATTTAGATCCAAATAGTTTTGCAGATGATACAATGTTATTTCAAACATATAATACAGCAACTCAAACTGGTACATATGTAGGTAACAATCCAATATTACCTGATGGTGGAAAAGTTTTAGCATTTGGAAAAATGGGATATTGGGAATCTTCTGAACTTTATCCACCTAACCAACCTGAAGTATGGAATTCAAGTTCACAATGTTGGACTGGAACTACTAATCCAAATTTTGATTTATGTGGTAAACCCATAAGACATCATAAGTTTCCTGATAATGCTTTGTCACCTGAGACATATCACTTTAGAGTTGATAATGCTAACTTTGCAGTAAACCCATCTGATGGAAAAAAATACATTAGAATTATGGGTGTTAGATTCCAAGGAATTATATATCCAAAAGATAATGATGGAAATCCAATACCTGGAGTAGTAGGTTATGAAATTCTAAGAGGATCAAGAGAAGGTAACCAAAGTATCATAGCTAAAGGTATGATTAATAACTTTAGAGATTACCAGATACAAGGTCAGTCAAAAGGAAATAGAAAGGGTCTTTATGCTAACTATCCATTTAACTGCACTATACCTTTAGGTAATACACTTAATCCTGCAGATCATGATTATAGATATAATGATCCATTTATTAAAACTATAAACATAAACAGTCAAGGTCAAGAAACTTTTGTAAATCAAAATATACCTAGAAACTTACTTTCATTTACATCTCCAGATACGAGTTTTAGAAATCCATTCTTAAACCAAACTGAGTTAAAGATTTATGGAAGTTTAGAAGGTAATGGTGTTCATCAGTTTAGTATTCCAAATAAACATCCTGAGAATCAGTTGATGAGTAATGAAGCATTCTACTTATCAGTTCTTGTTGGTTTAGGAAATGCATTTTTAAATCTATTAGGTAAGCAACAAACTCAATTTCCAGCAATACCAGATTTTCAAGTTCCTTATCAAAAAGCTCCAGTTATAGCTGGTAATAATACAACTGGTGTTAGTTTTGATCTGGCACCTTTAAATGTGCAACAAGCAAATTTAATATACCAAGCATACAAACAAGATTTAGATGATTACTTTGATTTAGGTGGTCAATTAGGATCAGTGTTTGCACCAAATGCTGGTGGACCTTCTCCTGTTCCAGGAATTTTGCCTGCTAATCCTACATTGCAACAAATATTTGAATTTTATTCAGATAAGTTTAATGATGCAGGATTATATACAACACCAACATTATTATACGAACAAACTGCTGCATCAGTTCTTCAGAATATTCCTGGTGCTCCTACGTTCTTATATCCTTCAGTAATGATACCTTATTATTTCTCAGAAGGATTTAATACTACAATTAGAGTAATACAAGCATTTTTACCATTTAGACAATACGCATTACAATCTCTTGCACATGGTTTCTATGCAAGATTTGTACCGCCAGTAAGAAGCTTATTACAAAGATTTAGTTTAGAGGAAGGTTTTTATCTTACTGATAGTAATCAAGAGGTCCCAGATTTTCTTGATGGTACTGGTGCATTTCAGAGATATAGTATAAACAATCTTAATAGAACTAAGACAGCATTTTTAAGAACTGCTGCACCTAATAATTTAAACCCACTTACTGCTCCAATTGAAGGACCTAACTTAATTGGTACTTATGCGGGTGGTGTTATAGTTCCAGGTAACCAAGAAGATAATAGTTTAATTAATCTTGGTAAGGCTGTTGCTACTTCAAGTTTTGGAATGTCATTTGATAATGAAACAAGATTTAATAGTTTCTTGTCAAACATTGCTAGTCACTATGTTGGATTAAAATATAATGTTCAAAATCAATATGGGCAATTAGAAAGTATTAAACAAGTTGTTGCTACATCATGTGAAGTAAGATTTGATCCTAACAATGTTTATGATCCAGCAACAAATCCAGGTGGAGATGTTTCAATTGTAACTACATCATCTTTTTGTAATACACAAACTCCAAACCCAATACAAGTTAAACATACAGTATTGTTACCTACACAAACAATTTTTGGTGGAGATACTTATATAAATAGATTTACTGAAAAGAATACAATGTTGTTCTTTTATAACTGGTTATATAATCTTCCAGATGGCACTCCTTGGAATTATGCTTTATATAATAATATCCCAACTGCAAGATATTGGATGAATACACAACCTTATAGCAAAGATGAGAATCCTCTTGCTGGTGGTGTTCTAAGTGTTATATCTACAATACAATCTTTAATTACAGCACAACCAACTTTTGGTACAGGACCAATGCCTATAGATTATTATAATTTAGATAATGATGCATATAGAAGATCTGATGATAATGAGATAGGTGGACCTTTAGGTTATGATGGTTTCTTGTCAATAAAGAATTCATACTTCTATCTAGCTAATTCAGGTGTAAGAGATTTCTTTGTAGAGAGCAATGTACTTGTAGATTTTAGATCACAGGGAACTTTCCAATATCAACAACCTTATATTCCATATCAGTATACAGATATGCGGGAGTTATTTGATATGGATCCAGAGGTAATTACTAAAGGTAACTTCTATAACTATGATTACTCATTAAGTGTTACTAAGTTCTTTACGCAATATATATCTGCCGGTTCTTTACAGGGAATTAATTACAATCCTTATGTGGCAGATTTATGTTTTACATACTATCCTAATAGATCATTATATTCATTGTATCAAGATGATCAGTCTTATGAAAATAACTGGTTAATTTATTTACCACTTAACTATGTACAATTTAGAGATAGGATAACTACAGTTAAGCCTACAGGTATGACGGGTATGATATTTACATTCCCTACTACTGGACCATTATTCTATCAAGGTATAGATCAGTTGACTACAAACTTAGGTAAGAAAGTTACTATAGGTGACGGAGGTTTATTTTCTACACCTCCTCAATCTTCATCTAATGCTGACCCATCTTTTGAATATGGTTCATCACAAAATATTAGATCAGTTATATATGCTCCTGCAGGTCTTTACTATGTATCTATGAACCAAGGAAAAATCTTTTCTTACGGTGAAGGATTAAAAGAGATTTCTCAAAATGGTCTTAAGTGGTGGTTTAATTTATTTTTACCATATAAACTTACAGATGATTTTCCAGATTTCCCATATATAGATAATCCAGTTGCAGGTATTGGTGTACAAGCAATGTATGATAATAAAGACTCTATATTATATTTTACAAAGAAAGATTATAAACTAAAATCTGGACTAGGTAAGATATCATATAATTCTGATAAAAATACATTTAATTATCTAGGAGTTAATTATCCATTGGGAGATCCAGCTATATTTGATAATGCATCTTGGACAGTAAGTTATGACCCTAAGATGAATGTATTCCTTAGTTATCATGACTGGCATCCAGACTTAGCATTCTCAGCAAAATCAAATGTATTTACTGTTAAAGGAAATACAATATGGAAACATAATAATTCATGTGATGACTTTTGTAATTTTTATGGAACTCAATATCCATTTGAGATTGAATATCCTATAGTTACTGGGCAATCACCTACAGTAGTTAAATCATTTGAATATATTCTTGAGGCATACAGATACTCACAGTTTAACTGTGTAGATCAGTTCCATGTTCTAGATGCAAACTTTAATCAAGCTGTGGTATCTAACACAGAGCAAGTATCTGGTTACTTAAACTTAAATATATTCCCTAAGAACAACATTACTCTTTCACTTGATTATCCTAAACTAAATCAATCTAACTTAGCTTCATTTGATATATTATTCTCAAAAGAAGAAAACAAATATAGATTCAACCAGTTCTGGGATATTACAAAAGACAGAGGAGAGTTTCCAATAGGATCAGATTATCCTCCAACAGGACCTTTAGTTCCAGGAACAACTCAGCTTCTTGGTAATTATTCAGATCAAGTTATTTGGAATACACAACCAAATGGATATATCAAAACTCTAAATGCAAATAACTTAAACTATGCAAAACCTGAGTTACAAAGAAAAAGATTCAGACATTACTTAAACTATCTGTTCTTGTCAAAACTTGCAACTCAAGAAGAAAGAGATATTAACTTTATACTTAAGATAGTAAATAGTAAGAACCAAGCATCACTTAGATAATGGAAGATTTTTTTGAAGACTATGAAACTTTAGGTTTGCCAGGAGGACCCAATGAATTAAAAAAATTTACTAATGGGTTTATTATTTCTGAGAGAGGACAATGGGATTATCCTGGACAACCTACAGCAGTACCAACACCTAGTGGTAGAATAACTATGGAAGGAGTAGAAGATGATCTACTAGGTATAGATAACTTAGGTAACACACAATACATGACTCCTGGTAATGAATATCAGTTTGAGGGAGACATGGTATATGAAATACCACAAGCAAAGAAGGGAGGAAGTAAAAAACCATCTAAGAAATATTCAAGAAGCCTGATGGCTAAGAATAGATTGTTTTCAAAGAACCCTTTACTTAAAAAAATAAAGTCTGCAAAGAATAAGATCTATGATCCATACTCTCCATATTTTCAACCAGGAGGAGAAATTGATTTACCACAAAATGTAGGTATAGCTTATTTACCAGAAGATGGTAGATCATATTATGATCCATTATCAGATACAATTAATTTAAATCCTAATGCAAATGATGCTGAACTTAATCATGAGTTAGTTCATGCTTGGCAAAATAGAACTGGAAGATTAAGAAGTAATCCCAATCTTCCACAACAAAGACCTCCAATTGTCGCATCAGATGAACAAGCAGCATCATACTATACAAGAAAGGGTGATGAAGTAGACCAGTATATAAGTAATCTAAAAAACATTTATCCTGAAATGACAGGTAATATTTGGACAGAAGATCTTGATAGATTCATACCAGATCAAATAAAGTATGATAGAGCAGTTGAACCTCTTATGTATGAAGATGCAAATACAATGGAAGGAGAAGCTGAGTATTTAAGTCAAACAAGAGGTAGACCTGGAGGTATTGGATTTAGACAAGAAGGTGGATTCATGGATGTAGAACTTGATGATAGTGAGATAGAAGAATACAGAAGAGGTGGATACATAGTAGAAGATATTTCTGTACCTTCATTAACTAAAGCTAGTTATGGACACTCTGTAGGTAATCTTATTAGAAAAGATGACGGAGGTTCTGTTAGTGGTACTCAAGGTTTAACAGCTGATTTCTCACAGAGACTTACTCAAATGATTTTAGATGCTAGAGCACAAGGAGTAGACTTAGGAGTTGGTTCAGGATATAGATCATATGAGAAACAAGAGAAGCTTTGGCAACAAGCTCTTAAGAAATATGGTTCTCCAGAGAAAGCAAGAAAATGGGTAGCTCCTCCGGGAGGATCATTCCATAATAAAGGTCTTGCAGTAGACTTAAATGCAAATGGTCAGTTCTTAGGAAAAGATGCAAATAGTAA